CATTAGGAGAAACAAATACAATAATGTACGAACAGGAAAAAGAATGATAAAAAAAACAAATTCAGATATAACTGAAAGTAGAACATATTTCAAACCATTTAATTATGCTTGGGCTTATGATGCGTGGTTAAAACATGAGCAATCACATTGGTTGCATACAGAAGTACCAATGATGGAAGATGTTAAGGATTGGAAGAAAAAACTATCAAATGAAGAAAAACAATTTCTCACCCATATATTTCGTTTCTTTACTCAAGGAGATATTGATGTTGCGGGTGGCTATGTGGACAATTATCTACCTTACTTTCCGCAGCCGGAAATAAGAATGATGTTATTGGGTTTTGCTGCAAGAGAAGCATTACACATTGCTGCATACTCACATCTAATTGAAACTCTAGGATTACCAGAAACAACTTATAATGAGTTTATGGAATATTCTGAAATGAAGGAGAAGCATGATTATGTGATGAACATTTCAGGTCAGAATTCGACTAAAGAGAATACTGCAACTCATATCGCCGTGTTCAGTGCATTTACTGAAGGTATGCAGTTATTCTCCTCTTTCATTATGTTATTGAATTTCCCACGCCACGGTAAGATGAAAGGCATGGGACAGATTGTTACTTGGTCTATTGTTGATGAAACTCAACATACCGAAAACATGGTGAAATTGTTTAGAACATATATACAAGAGAACAATGAGATATGGAACGATGAATTGAAAAGTCGTTTATATACCATTGCTGAGAAAATGGTTGAATTGGAAGATAAATTTATTGACTTAGCATTTCAAATGGGTGCTATGGAAGATTTATCATCTGAGGATGTTAAAAAGTATATTCGTTATATTGCAGACCGTAGACTAATCTCATTGGGATTAAAAGGTGTGTTTAAAGTGAAAAAGAATCCTTTACCTTGGGTAGAGGAAATGATTAACGCACCAACACATACCAACTTCTTTGAGAATAGAGCAACTGACTATGCTAAGGGAGCTTTATCTGGAGATTGGGGTGATGTTTGGGCTCATTAAGGAAATGTGATGACCGAAAAATCATTAACTGGCGATTGCCAAAGTTGTGAATCAACATATTCAATTCAATTTACAGAAGAATTAGTTTCGCAAGAACTACCGGAACATTGTCCATTCTGTGGAGAAATTATCGAAGAATTATCTGAAGACTATATAGAGGATGAAGATGATTTGGAAGATAAGGAATGGGACTAAACTGGAAATATAATGGTGAAGACTTTACTGAAGATTTGATTGGTAATAATTACGGATTCGTATACGAGATTATTAATCTCACGAATAATAAAAAGTACATAGGCAAAAAGTTTTTCTATTCTGCCAAAACCAAACAAATCAAAGGTAAAAAAAAGAAATACAAAGTATCTAGTAATTGGCAAACTTACTACGGAAGTAGTGCCGAACTATGTAAAGATGTGTTATCATTAGGCCAAGAAAACTTTAGTAGAGAGATTATACACCTTTGCCACTCAAAAGGTGAGTGTGGTTATCTTGAAGCGAAAGAACAATTTATTCGTGGTGTAATGGAATCTGATGACTATTACAATACATGGATAATGGTAAGAGTTAGAAAATCACATATTAAGGACTATAATGATAGGTGCAATGCAAGAATTAATTGAATTCGATGCAATATTTTTTATGCCTACAGATAACGATAATATTCATATACAATCTAATGTATATAAGAATAAGGGCACTCCAGTAGAGTCTACAGATGTCGGTAACAAGTGGCATATTATACTGTTTCAAGATGATGGTGAAGATGATGAAGAAGTATTTGTTAAAAATTTTGATACGTTTGAGGCAATATTCTCCGACCCAAGGGAGTACATATCGGGTTTAATAGAATCAGGTTGGTATGGTATCGTTTCTAGGAAAACTACCACTTCCGAAACTTTCTACCAAGATGCGCTTGCCAAATTTGAAGATATGTGATACAATATAACTTTGAAACTTGAAAGTTTATTATGATTTTAGTTGATTTAAATCAGGTACTATTGGCAGGCCTGATGGCACAAATTGCCAATCAAAAAGGCAAACTAGATGAACACCTTATAAGACATATGGTGTTAAACATTATCCGTACACACGTTAAGAACTTTAAAGCCAATTATGGTGAAGTTGTATTATGTTGCGACAACCGTAAATACTGGCGCAAAGAATTCTTTCCATTCTACAAAGCCAATCGTAAGAAAACCCGTGATAAGTCCAATTTAGATTGGCATTTAATTTTTGATATGTTGGCTAAATTCAAACAAGAACTAAAAGAAAACTTTCCATATAAAGTCTTGGATGTTGATGGTGCCGAAGCAGACGATATCATTGGTACGCTTGTACCACTTTATGCTGCACATGAAAAGATTTTAATTTTATCATCCGATGGCGATTTCTTACAATTACAACAGTATGGTAATAATGTCAAACAATATAATCCATCACAGAAGAAATATGTTATATCTGAAAACCCACATTTGGAGTTGAAGGAGAAGGTCATCCGTGGTGATAAGGGTGACGGCATACCCAATATGTTCTCTCCATCGGATTGCTTTGTCCGTGACCTAAGGCAAAAACCAATCACACAAAAAGTATTGGATAAGTACTTGAAGGAAAGTCCAGAAGACTGGAATGATAGTGATAGAATTAACTACGCTAGGAATTTAACTCTTATTGACTTGACTAAAATACCAACTGAGATAAAAGAGAAAATTATAAATACCTATGAAGAAACAAAACCTGTTAAAGGTAAATTGTTGAATTATTTTATTGAGCATAAACTGAAAAATTTAATGGAAGTAATAGAGGAATTCTAATGAGAAATGTATATGAAATTTTTGATGAGTTTGAGTTGGCTAAAAATAAAAAAGAGAGAATGGCAGTAATCGAAAAGAATCTGTCAAAAACTCTTGTTGATGTTTTGGCTTTAACCTATCATCCAAATTCTCAATGGTTAATTAAAGAAATGCCGGACAATTATAAGATTCCTACTGATATGTTACCAGGTCTTTCTGGTACTCAGTTATCTACTGAACTTAGAAAATTATATTTGTTCCAAAAAGGTCATCCATCGGCCGAACAATTAACGGAACAAAAGCGAACACAACTATTACTACAACTATTAGAAGCGCTTGAACCCCGTGAAGCTGAAGTCGTTTTAGGTATTTTCCAAAAAGACCAAGGCGTCAAAGGATTAGATTATAAATTTGTTAAAGAGGCTTTTCCAAACCTATTACCATAAATGGACCGCAAAGACCGAATCACAGTTATAAGTGGCACATTTGATTCTCTAACTATTGAGGATTTAAATTTCATAAAAAGATGCCAGAAAAAAGGTGACCTGTTGGTTGTCGGTATTCATTCCGACTGGTGGATGGCATACACACAAGGTGGATATTTACAAGATTTTGAAACAAGAAGCCAAATAGTAAAAAGTTTAAAATATGTTGATGAAATCTTTACATTCAATGATACAGATGGTACAGTTTGCCAATTACTCAAACTAATAAAAATATGTTATCCCAATTCCGAAATTACATATGTCTCGCAAGAGGATATGCACAATATGCCTGAAACTAAAATCAGAGGCATAACATTTGAAACCATGAAATAGGAGAATAAGAAGTGAGTAAATCAGTAGGAAAGTTCCGCACGGAAAAAGACTATAATGATGATTATAATTTTGTAGTGAAGAAAAAGAAGCGGCATGACCAAGCCGAGATAAGAAAATTGAAGAACCGAGAATTCAATGAATATTATGAAGACTATAAAGATAGTGTGCCAAGGAAAGTCAAAAGATTTTGATTGGACGGTGATATCCGTTGGATGGTACCACAAAACACAGCGTTGTTAAAATACAACAGACGGCTTGACAAGTGACCTAATTTAATGTATAATAGAATCTCAATTGTACGGAGAACTATTATGTTAATTTACGGTTATGTTCCAAAATCCAAAAAGCGTAAAACACCAAGAGCTCAAAAAGAGCAATATGAACAATGGTTACAATCAGTAAATAAACCATTGCCAAAGTTTACCAAAACTACTGCGTATTTGACAAAAAGCGCAGGATCCATCTCTAGCCTCAGTCCTAAGAATTTTGTGCGGGAAACAGTTTATTACCCAAGCAAAAATCCAGACAATATGAGCGCCTGTACAAAACCCCAACAAAATCGATACACCGGTGACAAGATTATCGGCATCGGCACAATGCATAAATCAAATGCTGTGCCTATTTTTAACGATTCTGAAGCAAAGGACATTTCTTCTATGCGGAGATAAGAAAATTAAACGGAAATATCGCAAAAATGACTTTAGGAGTAAAAAATGTCGCAAAAATTGCAAGAAGATTGGTCAGAAGTGAAAGAATTGCTCGAAAAAATGTCAATTGAGCAAATTGAAGAATTTATAAGCGCTGTTGAAGTGCTCGGAAAAGCAAAAAAAGCAGGAATGCTCTTTGATAATTATGAAAATTTACAATAAAATAGGAAATATATATGAATGAAGATAAACAAAACATTTGGCTTGATGCAAAAGTTGATGATGATGAGATTCCTGCGTGGAAACGCTTGGATGTTGTCATTCGGAAATGGGCAGCATTGACGGGAATGGAAAATGACTTGTCGGACTATCAACAACGTAAAGAATACTATCAATAATTTTGGAAATTAAATGGAACTCATTCAATCAAAATCACTTTTAGCCAAATTAATGGCAACAGAGAACTTAATCGTAGAGCAACGCAATGTTGCAACGGCAAGCTTTGATGTACAAAGTCGAGTACTTACCGTTCCTACGCTAGATAAAAACATTTCTGGATTCCTTTATGACCTTTTTATGGGACATGAAGTGGGTCACGCACTTTACACTCCTTTAGAAGGAATGAAAAAAGCAAGAGATGAAAAAATTTCTATGTCTATCGCAAACGTGGTAGAAGATTGCCGTATTGAACGTAAGGTCAAGAACAAATATCCAGGTATTCGTTCTAGCTTTGTCCGTGCATATCGTGAATTGATTGAAAAAGATTTCTTTGGTACAGCTGGTGTAAACCTTAATGAGTTAAATTTTATTGACCGTTTGAATCTTTATACAAAAGGCGGTGCTGCACAAGGTATTAAATTTACAGAATATGAGAAATCTTTGGTTGATTTGGTTGAGAAAACAGAATCATATGATAATGTGATTGAGACTACCCGTATTATTGCAAAATACATGAAAGAAGTTGCTGAAGAACAGCGCAAGAAGAACGCCAAAGAATTATCTAAACTACAAGAAGATGAAGATGGTGAAGATGAATTTGATGAACTTGAGTTGGATGAAGATGGTGAGTTGACTGGTGATGAAGATATCAATATGGATTTTGATTCCGATGAAGATGATTCTTCCGAAGATTCAACGAATGATATACAAACAGGCAATCAAAACGGAATACAAGATGAAGATTTGAAATCATTCACAGATGAAGCATATCGTCAGAATGAACAAAAACTGTTTTCTAAAGATAGTCAATCATATTACTATGGTAATATTCCAAATGTAAATTTGGATGATGTTATTATTGACCATAAAGTTCTGTGGAAAAGATTCTATAGTGAAGCCACAGCGCCGGATGGATATATTAGTGATTCTGCCAAAAGAGAATTCCAAAAAATAAGAAATGATTCCAAGAAAGTTGTTGGTTATCTTGCCAAGGAATTTGAACTCCGTAAAAATGCTGACCAGTTGAAGCGTGCATCAATTGCTAAAACTGGTGAATTAAACATGAATAGGATTTATGCATATCAATTAACTGATGATATCTTCAAAAAAATTACGGTAGTTCCTGGCGCCAAATCACATGGCCTAATTATGTTCCTTGATTGGTCTGGTTCTATGGGTGCTCATATTGATAATACAGTTAAACAATTAATCAATTTAGTAATGTTCTGTAAAAAAGTAAATATTCCTTTTGATGTGTATGCTTTTAGTTCAGAATATCATGATGAAAATTATGTTGATAACTTTAAGAGACTTGAAAAATCATCTAAAGAAGGTGATATTAAATTAGAACGATTTAATCTATTAAACATATTGTCTAGTAGGATGTCTGCTGGTGAATTTAAAAATGCTGGAAGTGGACTTATACAAGTTTCAAATAGATTCTGGAGACCGAACTGGTTTGGTCGTGGTGGTACACCTCTGAATGAAACAATTATCTCTGCTATGAAGATTGTTCCAGAATTTCAGAAAAGATACAAATTACAAATTGTAAATACAGTATTCTTAACTGATGGTGATGGCCATTCTAATAATGAAGTATTTTATAAAACGACTGATGAACC